AAAACGAAGAACGACCGCTCATCCTGCCCGACGTGGTACGTGAAGGCGAACGGTGACGTGATCGAGATGATTGCGCCGGAGAAGCGCCCGAGCGCGACCGGTTCCGCGAACACTTACTCGGTGGCGGTCGAGACGCAGAACACCTCCGGCTCGCCGTCATGGGGCATCTCGGAGGACTCTCACGAGACGATCGCTCGTATTGCGGCGTGGCTGTCGAAGCAGTCGAAGTTCGGTGCGTTCACCGTCGACATCGATCTTGACCGTACGCACATCATCGGGCACAACGAGGCTGGTGTGAACGCGACCGCGTGTCCCGGCCCGTCGATGAATCTGGATGGAATCGTGGCGCGTGCTGTAGAGCTCGCCGCCGCGCCCGATCCTGACCCGGTGGAGACGGTCACACTCACCCGCGAGGCGTTCGACAAGATCCGCGCGAACCTCACCGCTGCGCTCGAGGCGTTGGGAGGTGCCTCGTGACCGAGGACGCGCCCCCCATGCGGCCACAGGACCAAACAAACTTCCTCCTCGGACAGTTGACCGGTCAGGTGGGTTCGTTGCAGTCGTCGGTGGAGTCGAACACGAACACCCAGGCGGACCTGAACAACTCGTTCAGGGCGGGCATCGAGAAAGCCCAGTCGACCGCAGACCGGGCACTGTCTCAGACCGAGATGGTGGCTCAGCGCATCCCGTTGCGAACGCCCTGGTACCAGATCGGTAGCGGACTCGCAGGGTTCGCAGCGCTCGTACTCGCAGCCATCGCACTACTCCCCAACTTGCTTCGCTAGGAGAACAACATGTCTGACATCCCCAACGCTTCACACCTTGGCGTGATCGTGAAGAACGCGAAAGCACGCGCCATCATCTACGGCACCTACGTGGTCGCGATCATCGTGGCCGGCGCCGCACAGGTCGCATACGCGTCACTCGAGCTCGGCCAGCCCGACATCCTTGTTGCGGGTGTTGCGGTGCTCGCCTACCTGGGTGTCCCGGTCGGCACGCTCGCTGTGGCGAACACGAACAGCAGCGCCGCTTGATCCGGTTCACGCCCTTCAAGGGCAACTCGATCCGCCTCGCCTTCGGGTTCCTGTTCCCCTGGTTCTAAACACAAACGCCCCGCATCTCACCTTCATTGGTGGGGTGCGGGGCGGTTTCGTCGTTTCAGGTGCGCCTTGTTATCGGATGCGATAACACAGTGGCGGTTTAGTGGCTGTTTTCAGGCACTACTTGTGACTCCCTACAGCTACTCGCCCGCAGAATCACGGCCAACGGTAGAGGGAAGTAGGCCCAGGTAACCGCGACTGCATACCAGACTGCTCAGCATTCGGGGGTTCGAATCCCTCACTCGCCACCAGCCCCACGGGCCCGGAAAATCAACGAAACCGCCCCGCTAGTCTTCGGACAGGCGGGGCGGTTTTCTGCGTTAGTGGCTATTTAGTGGCGGTTTTGCGCGGGCCAACGCCCGGGGGTACGGCTAGTTGTTGCAACCGCTCGATCAAGTCACGCCCGCCCAAGGCTTCGATCTGCGCCGGGCTCAGGATGGTTTCGCGTCTGGCAGCACTCATTGCTCACTCCTATCGGCGGCGAGAACGGCGCGAAGATCGCGGAGGACTCGCCATCCATCCTCGGGTTGCAGCCACTCGTCTTCACCATCCGTTTGCGCGTACCGGTTCAGCACCGCTTCTACAGACTCGCGCAGATCGCTCATTACTCACTCCTGTCGGCGGTGGGGCGGGTCGGAACCTCTCGTGAGTCCACCCATAGGTCAAAGGCGCCGCGCAGACGCTCGATGGTGACGCGGGCGACGAACGCATCCTCACGCGTCGAGTACGGGCCGCTGACAGTGCGCGCGGCCTCCGACCCGAAAGCGCCGCCGCTCAGAAGCCACCACTCAGTCTTCGTCGCGGCGGTCGAGGTCTGTTCGGTAGACTTATCCATGTTCGATCCCTTCATGATCGGACTCTTGCCCTCGACCCGTCGCAATCGGGTCGGGGGCTTCTTCACTCACATTAACAGCCACCACAGACACAGGGGACAGCAACTTCTGTACCGTCGACGCTGACGCCGGCCCACGCGATGCCTGCTCCACGTAATGCCGCAGATTCCCGAACCCCGTATGCCCGAGCTGGTCACGCGCCGCCTCAACACCCAGATCCTCGGCAAGCAGCGTCGCCACAGCCTTACGGAACGCCCCAGGAGTCACCGCTGCGTACCCGCTCCCCTCTAGAGCGGCCCGCCAATCCCTGCGAAGGTTGTCAGGCCACCTCGGCGTCCCGGCCGCAGAGGGAAACACCAGATCCGAGTACGCGCCCGCCGCACGTGCCACGAGCATCGGAACAACGAACACAGGCAACTCGAGCTCGCGGCGGGACTTGTCCGTCTTCAGCGTTTCCTTCACGACAAGCTTCCCGTCAATGCTCCTCGCAACGGTCCCGTTGATCGTGACCGTGGGCGGCATCGAGTCGAAGTTGAAGTCGGACCACCGCAACGCCAGAACCTCGGACGTGCGGGCACCCGTCGCCGCATACATGTCCATCGTGTCCCGCAAGCTCCCGTTCCGCGGACGCTGATACCGGTCAAACCCGGCATCCCACACCTCCAACAAGCCACGAATCGCCGCGATGTCATCCGCACGCAACGCCTTCACCTTCGGCTTCGTCCGCGTCACCGCCTTAGTCTCCGGAACCGGGTTCTGATCCACCGCACCCGCATACACCGCATGGGCCATCATGTGCTTCAACACGATCCGAACCGTCCGCGCCTGCCCCGGGGTCTTCTTCGCCACAGCCTGGATGTAGCGGTTCAGTTTCGCGGGGGTAGCCTCCCCAACGCGGACACCCGCCAAGCCCCGCAGAACCGCCTTCAGCGCCTCCTGGTAGGTGAGTTTCGTCCCGTCCGCCAAGTTGCTGTCGGCCAGCATCTCCACTTTCCACGCGTCAGCCAACTGCTGGAGGGTGGAGTCGCGGGTGATCGCTTCACCGGCCGGCGCCAGACGATCCCGCAGCGCCTCCTTGAGCGCGTTGACCGCCAGAGCAGACGTCCGCCCCGTCCGCATCATCCGCCGCGTCTCACCATCACTGTCGCGATAGTGTGCGCTGGCCGCTGGCTTCCCGTTGTGCGTGAACTTACGGATCGTGCCGTAAGTCTCGAGGGGGAGCGGGGGCCTAGCCATGACGTCCTACTCGCCGCGCTTCCATCGGCTGATTGTATTCGTCGACAGTCCCGTGAAGGCGGCTAGCTCGCGCACGGACGCCCCATGCTGCGCCGCAGTGACGACCGACTCTCGGATCTCCATCAACGCCTCCTCGCGCCGCTCGAGCGCTGTGCGAATGCGCGCCTGATCGGCGTCATTGATGAGTCCTCGCTTCTGGGGCACACCCCCGACTGTAGCGCTCATCGCGACACGGGGCAGAACGGGCCGGGAATCGTTGCGATCATAGCTACAGGTTATACCAAAACGTAGCGGGAAGCGCTACAACTTTGGGCTTCATTAACAGAAGCCAAAGCGAGTCGTACAACTTAGCTAGCGTCGTTACCGAATCGTTACATTTTGTAGGTATTAAGGGGGACACGGAAAGCGCTCACTGTTTCCCCGGGGTGGCTTAGGGTTCCCCTTAATGGTCGACAGGGACCCGCTCGGGCGGGTTAATAAGCCCTCCAGCCGACCAGGATTCACCGGGGTTGGGGAACACAATTGAACGAATCACACGCAGACGGTAGCGGTACCGACATGTCAGGCGCAGACAGTGTCCCCCAGCCCCCGGGACACATCACCTGCGGATCTGGCGTCGCATGCGAGACGATCTGCCCAGTCAAGGAGACCGGGCGATCATGCCCCGGACTCATGCAACTCATGCAAGAGCTCGAAGCGCTCAGTCACCCTTGGTTGGCACCGACCGGGTCGCTCGTGCATTAGCAAAAAACTGTTCCGGGGTGACCCCGAGAAGAACAATGGCCCGCAGCAGGAAGTCGGCCGGCATCTCGCGTTCACCCCGGAAGTACCGTCCAACAGTGTTGTCGGGCTCACTCATGGCGTCAGAGAACTTCCCTCGAGTGCCGTACACGTCGAGGGCTTCCTTCTTTAGTTCGCGCACCACGTCAGCGGTGGTCAGAGGCGCGTCATCCACGGCGTCGATACTAGCCGTTCCTGTTGCGAGGAAGGTGGCAGAGGAGGCCTTTTGGGTCTTATCCATGCCCTCTCAGAGACGCGGGATCCCCGTCTGATACATCGGTGTAGCCAAAAAGTTGCGTGACATGGCCGAAAAGGGTTGACGTGTTGCCATATGGGTGTCAGACTCTGACACATGGCAACCAACACACACCTCGCAGACGGCGAAGCAG